CCTAAGTGACAATCTGGCAGTAACTGGAACTTCAGGATTTACTGGTGCTATCACAGCATCTGGTGGTGTTGTTGGTAATATCACTGGTCAAGTATCCGATATCAGCAATCATGATACCGATGCACTGACTGAAGGTTCTACCAATATCTACTACACCAATGAGAGAGTAGATGATCGTGTTGCTGCATTGATCTCTGGTGGTACAGGTATTACTGCTACCTATAACGATGCTGGTAACCTCCTGACCTTGAGTGCTACTCAAGCAGACATCTCCACTGATCTTATTACTGAAGGTTCCACAAATCTCTTTACTACTGCTGCTCGTACTAGAACTCACTTCACATACGGCAATGGTATTGAACTCAATGCAGGTGAACTGAGTGTTACTGAAGTAGATATCGATACTGACAATGTAACTGAAGGTTCTACTAACCTCTTTACTACTGCAGCAAGAACCAGAACCCACTTCACATATGGTACTGGTATTGAGCATGATGGTTCAGGTGCTCTGAGTGTTACTCAGGCAGACATTGATACCGATAACGTAACTGAAGGTTCTACTAATATCTTCTACACTGAGGCACGCTTTGATGCAAGTCTCGCAGGTAAGAATACTGATGCTCTCTCAGAGGGTGCAACAAATCTCTACTACACTGATGCTCGTGCTGATGCGAGAGTTGCTCTTGCAACTGGTACAAACCTCGACCTTACGAATCAGTCAACTACTGATCTTGCTGAAGGAACTAATCAATATTATACCGAGGCAAGAGTACAAGCAAAACTGGATAATGCATTCGCTCAACTACAAGCAATGCTTACCAACCTTGCAACTACTACCACTCTTACATTAGACCTTTCTGGCGACCCTACACCTGGTGCAGTTGTTGCCACTGGATCTATCAACACTAGTGGTCTTGGTGGTTTCACTGCTGGAACTGCTATTGCTACCACCTCTGATGGTGTTGGTACTGGATTGACTGTTGATACTACAGTTGATGCTTCTGGTGCTATCACTGCAGTCGCTGCTAATGCAGGTGGTACTGATTATCTAATCGGTGAAACAATTACCCTCACCAACCCTAGTCTGGGTGGTGTTGCAACATTAGACTTTGCTTCGTTGGTTGGTGGTTCTAACTATGTTACAGGAACTGCTCTTGCAACAACAGGTGGATCTGGTTCTGCCTCACTGACTGTTGATATCACTGCCTCTGCTGGTGCAATCACTAACGTTACTATTAACGACGGTGGCACTGGATACGTCGTTGGTGAGACAATCACTATTGTTCAACCCACTGGATTGGATGGTAGCAACCCTGGTGCAGGTGGTACAGTTAATGTTGCCACTGTTGCTACTGATGCAACTCTGCAACTGACCGACGTTACTACAATGGAAATTGGTGCAACTGTAACGGGTGCTACCAGTGGCACCACTGGAGTTATTACTGCTCTTGCTGCTAGTGCAATTACTGTCGATACCGTTGATGGATTCTTCAAAGTTGGAGAAGTCGTCAGTGCTAATGATGTTACTACTTTGACTGTCCAATCATTCGCTTGATAACAAATGTCCGCTACAAGACCCGCTTCTAAAACAGAGTTAAAAAACTATGCTCTTCGTAGATTAGGTTTTCCTGCCATCGATATTAACGTATGCGATGAACAATTGGATGACCTAATTGAAGAAGCAGTTGATTACTTTCAAGAGTATGCATATAACGGTAGTTATAAAGCATTCATCAAGATTGAAGTAACCGATGCTATTAAGACTGCCACCAAAACTGGTAGTGCGATGGGTTCTACCGATTGGACAGAAGGGAATGAATATGTATCACTCCCTCCTGGAGTCTTGGCAGTCAATCATGTCTATAGTCAGATTGGTGCTTCTAGTGTAACTCCTGGTAATATTTTTAATATTAAGTATCAGATTTTCTTGAATGACATCTATGCAATGACGCATGGACAAATTCTTCATTATTACATGACTTCTCAGTATCTTGAGACTCTTGATTGGATTACAAACTCAGACAAAAATCGCAGAGTTAGATTTAATGAATATCAAGGAAGACTCTATCTAGATTTTGATTGGGCGCAACTCCAAACTGGTAATCAGATTGTGGTAGAAGTTTTGATGCGTCAAGACCCTGATACTTACACTGCAATGTATAATGATTCCTGGTTGAAAGATTATGTAGAAGCATTATTCCAACAACAATGGGGTCGTAACCTTAGTAAGTATGACGGTATTAAGATGCTAGGTGGTGTGACTCTTAATGGTCGTCAGATTCTTGAAGATGGCAGTCAGTTCAAGAAAGACCTAGAAGATACTATTCGTAGCACATACGAACTCCCTCCAATGGACTTAATAGGTTGATATGACTTATAGAAACGATCCCGCAGAAAATTGCATTCAGTCGGACTATACTAGTAGTTGCCGACTAAATCTAAACGGTTCTTCCCAGGAACAAATGTTCATGGGCAATCTGATCATTGAGAGTATTGAACTCTATGGTCAGGATATCTATTATCTGCCTAGAACGTATGTCAATAAAGACACGATTTTTCAAGAAGTAGAAAGTAGCAATTTCACACAGGCACTTGCTATCAGAGCATATGTTAATAATGTAGACGGATGGGAAGGTCAAGGAGAACTTCTGAGTAAGTTTGGTGTTCGTATTGAAGACAAGACTACCTTCATCTTTTCTAGAACTAAGTTTACCGAGAAAGTAGATGATAATGCAGTATTGAATGTGGAGGGTCGTCCTAATGAGGGTGACCTTATTTGGTTTCCAACAACAAAACATTTATTTGAGATTAAGTTTGTAGAAGCAGAAAGACCTTTCTATCAGTTAGGTAAGGGTTATGTCTGGGAATGCCAGTGCGAACTCTTTGAGTACAGTGACGAACAACTTGATACAGGTGTTGCCGAGATTGATGCTATCGAAACTGCCTTTGCTAATTCCATTAAGTTGATTATGGATGCTGGCGGTTCGGGAGACTTCACAGTTGGTGAAGAAATTGTCGGTGACCTATATCTTGCTGCAGCAACAGCAGCAATCACTGGGGACGCAGTAAGTTCCTTTACAATCACTGATGGTGGTGAGCATTATAAATCAGCATTGCCACCTACAGTTACTATTACAGGAGGTGGTGGAAGTGGAGCGACAGGAACAGCGGTGGTTTCGGCTACAGGGATTGTTACTGGTATCACTGTTTCAAGCGGTGGTACTGGCTACACTAGTGCCCCATCTGTTACTATTGATTACTCTCCAAAAGACTCCAGAGCAGAAGTCAAGTCCTGGAATAGTTCTTCAAGAGAACTCCAAGTCATCAATAGAACAGGAACCTTCAATACTTCAGAAACAATTAAGGGAGTGACATCTGGTGCTCTCTGGAGTCCTGAATCTTATAACACTCTAAATAATACTAATACTGCTGACAGCATTGACCAGAACTATAGTTTTGAAACTGCTGACGACGATATTATCGATTTCACCGAAGGCAATCCATTCGGTACTGTTGGGTCCACTACTGATACTACAATCTGATGTTAGGCACATATTCATATAACGAAATTTTTAGAAAAACTATTGTAGCGTTTGGTACGCTATTTAATAATATCGAACTTCGTCGTTCTACTGAAGTGATGAAAGTGCCTTTGGCATATGGACCAAAACAAAAGTTTCTGGCGCGTCTTGATCAAAATCCAGACCCTACAAACAAGAGAGTTCAGATTACTATCCCTAGAATCTCATTCGAGATTAATGGAATCACATATGATTCTAGTAGGAAGGTATCACCTACACAGAAGATTAAATTTGCAAAGGATACTGACGAAAATAAGAACGTGTACATGCCCGTTCCTTATAACTTATCATTTGAATTAGCAATTATCTCCAAAAATCAAGAAGATGGATTGCAAATTTTAGAACAAATTTTACCATTCTTCCAACCTCACTACAACTTATCAGTAAAATTACTTCCAGATGTTGGCGAAACTAAGGATGTTCCCGTTACTTTGAATAGTGTTGACTATGAGGATGAATATGAGGGAGACTTCTCTGCTCGTAGAGCAATCATTTATACACTACAGTTTACTGTAAAGACATATCTATACGGTCCTATTACAGACAGCAAGACTATCAAGAAAGTTATTACCGATATGTACACCGATACAAACACTTCTTCTGCACCCAGAGAAGTTCGGTATACTATTCAACCAGATCCATTATCTGCAGATGCCGATGATGACTTTGGATTCGGTGTCGTTGATGAAGACTTCACTGATAATAAGAAACGTAATCCTGTAAGCGGGGCTGATGAGGCAATCTAATGACAACTCCTTTTGATGGTTTAAATGATGCTTTTGGAGCAGAACCTACTGAACTCCAGAAGCATGTGGAAAAAGTGAAACCCGAACTTAAAAAATCTGATACACAAGATGTAAAGCAAGACTATGAGACTACTCGTGCTGCATTGCATATGTTAGTAATGAAAGGACAGGAGGCAGTAGATGGAATACTTGATGTGGCACGAGCGTCAGATCATCCTCGTGCTTATGAAGTTGCTGCAACAACAATTAAAAGCGTAGCTGATACTGCTGATAAGTTGATTGATTTACAAAAGAAAATGAAGGATTTAGATGCAGAAGATAAAAAGTCGAGCCCGTCTACTGTTAATAACACGATGTTTATTGGCAGTACTGCGGACTTACAAAAAATGTTAAAGAAGCAGAAGGAGATAAATAATACGGACACGAATTAAAATTACACGACATGGCAACGTTAAGAGTATTAAGCACCAATGCAATCGCTGGTGCTGCTTCTGAATATCAAGTAGTTCAGACTGGTTTCTACCGAGTCATTGCTACAGCAGCAGCATCTACAGTATCATTTAATGGTGGTCCTGCTATTACTTTGGTGCAAAACCAAGCACTTGTATTGAAGTCGGGA